GGCATACCCTGAGGAGGCATACCCTGCGGGGGCATACCCTGAGGAGGCATACCCTGCGGGGGCATACTAGCAATTCCCCCAGCGGCCTCTTGGACAATCTGATCTGCCACTGTCCCCTGCGGCTGTTGTTGCTCCTGATACCGCTTCCTCATATCGGTGCGGCGCTGAATCTCAGAAACAACAAGATATTGGGGAACCTGACCTGATGGGGCTTGCGCCTCCTGCATCAATGCCTGATCTGGCAATCCCTTGATTAAGTCTTCAGCTTGTAGAATGTTCATTAATTATCACCGTAAAGCGTTGTAAAGACCGACACCGGCAATGCCGGAACCTAAGAGCTGTTGAGTCATGGACGGTGTGACGCCATAGGCCTGAGACACCTGTCCCGGCGCGATGGGTATGCCCTGCAACATAGAGCTGTAGAAGGACAACTGTTCCTTCGGATAGGCCTGCTGGCGTAAGAAGTCTGCGTAGCCGATGTCAAGGCCGCGTTGAGAAAGCTCTCGCTGGATCTGGCCCGCAGTCTGCATAGCCCTCAGACGCTCCATCTCCATTGCCTGACGTTGCTGGGCAAAATCGCCAAGCAAGCCTGCCGCCGCCATTCTCTGCTGATCGCCTGAGAGAAGCTGGCCATAAGCCTGCTGGCCCAGAGTTGCCGCCGCACGAGCCTGATCAAGGTTCATCTGATGCGCCGCCCTTCTGGCCTCTTCTTCGGCCATTCTTCCTCGCTGTTCTTGCTCCTGAGCACTTAGCCCTAACTGAGCGGCCTGTTGTCTTGCCTGCTCTCCAGCCTGATACACGCCCATGTTAAACTGCATCTGTTGCTGTCTGTTTGCTTCGTTCTGAGCAAACTGTTGCTGGGCAAAAGTTTCAGCTTGGGCGCGAGCGGCTCTATCCGCCTCCATACCCTGCATAGCAAGCTGGTAAGCCTGCTGGCTTCCTGCCGCCTGAATATCTCCAAGCTGATCTTCTAGGTTTCTTTGTCGCTCGGACTGCATGATGGCTTCTCGGTAACCACCGAGGCTTCCTGCCCCAGCCGCCTGAGTACCAATCTGCTGTTCCATGATTTCGGACTGGCGCCGGGCTTCTTCTTTTTCCCTATCTACAACTTGTTGCTGATAAGGACTCATGTACTCAGCGATTTTTTCTGAATCCGTCAGAGTTCCGGGGTCATAGCCAACGCCACGCTGTCCAGCGCGATATGTCTGATTTAGGGTTTTTGGGTCATAGCCGTGATAAACATTGCCCTGCCTGAAGGTACTAGCATATCCGGGCATTTCCTGCGCCCTTCTTGTAGTCTCCAGCATCGTCTCGGCATAGGGGTTGCCCAAACCAACCTGAGCCGCAATACTGCCAGCCGCCTCTAGCTCTGGGGCTGTTCCTGCCACCCCCATCTCCTCAAAGCGCCGCATGGCCTCCTGTTCGGCAGGATCAAAATATGCAAGTCTTCTGTCCTGATAAGGAGTGTATGGAACCGCGCTTTCGTAACCTACCCGCGTGAGTAGGTCACGGTAAAATGGTTCGGCATACTCTGGTAGATTTGTCTGTGTTACTGTGGACTCTGTAGGTCCGCTACCGCCTTTGCTAAAAAGACCCATTATTCATACCCTTCTCATAGAACGCAGATGACTTCTCAAAACCATCATCTTTAAGCCATTTCCAAAAACCAAATCTTGCTACACCCTCGATCCCGTCACAGCCCATGTCTTTGCCATAGCGGGTAATATTCCTAAGCATTTCGCTGTACCACGAATCAAAGTCCTCGCCGCCAAGAAAATGCATGGCAAGCATCAGTTTTGCGGGATATTGAATTACTTCCGTGGTCATAACCCCGTGGATTTTTTCGTCGTCAAACGCTATCCACAGGTTTGTTCGCCCCATTGTTAAAGAGGCGCAAAGATGCTCCATCGTCCAGCGACCTTTTGAGGTCTCGACGGCAGGCTCAAGATAATCCCTCACCTCCTTCCATATTGAAAAAACATGTTCTGGAGGTACAAGGGATATTTTCATGCAGGCATCATCCTTTTGGCGTCAATCGGTGGCGCCTGCTCGGTAGTGCCGCCACGAGCCATCCTGACTCGGCTCATCATCTGGTCTAGCTCTTCGGCTCCGGCATCGGAGCTTCCATCCCCCAGACCAGATACAACGTCAGCGGGGACGATGTATTCTCCGGGCGACACAGCCACAGGCTGTTGATCCCCAATCATACCACCAACCATGTCGTCCATGCCGCTACCATTGCCTTCAATCATTCCCTCGGTTTGCGCGTTAGGAACGATAGACTGCAAGACCATTTCCCTTATTTGAGAAAACATGTCAACACCATAGCGCTCAATAAACATCTCAATAATTTGATCTGCGTTGTCAGCTTGTCCGGCAATGGCAGAGATCAGCATATTAAACTCTTGCTCTGTCGGCATTGACGCGGAGAACTCGGTCGGCATATTTGCAATACCGCCAGCGGGAACGGTCGTCTCTCCCATCGGCGTTCTGATCGGAACTTCTCCACCGGCCTGCATCTCAACAACCCCAATACGCTCCTTGTCTTCTTTCGAAAGCGGGGGATAGCCAAGCTCTAAATAGCGACGATAGTCATAGTTGTCATCAGAAAGAACGCCCTGATTGCCATTGTTGGCCTGCGCTTGGAACTTGAGAATATATGCTTCCTGCATGTATTCTTTTTCTTCCGGGCTTAGGTCTGTGTATTCGTCATCGCTACCCCGAACAATGGTTGCTACATTCTCTCCCGGCTCGATAATGTCGCTCTCGTAGGCTGGGCCTGCGGCAATGCCCCCTCTCGGGCCGTCACCCTGCGGCGTAGCCTGAGAGATAACACCCTTGAGCGCACCCTTGATTCCTGCGCCGCCAAGAGATCCTCTGATTCCCTTCATCCTTTCCAGAGCTTCTTGACCGCCTTTGGCCATACCTTGTAATTTTGCCTGCGAACTTCCCGTCCCAGATTTTGTTGTTGGCCTTGGATATCTCTCTTCTTCGCCTCTGTCATAGTCATCAAGGACGCCAAATCCAACCGTCGTTATGCCTTCGTAACCGCCCGAATTAAATAACGCCATTGCCTCATCAAAAGAAGCTGGCACTTGGAAGCCTTCTGGCCTAAATCGTGGGTCTACAATCAGCCCAGCCTCGTATTTTTTGTACCAGTTCTGCTCAGAATCTGTAAGCGGCACATTACGTCTGACCTTGTCGAGAATGTAGTCAGAGTTTCTTCTCCATGCGTCATATTTGTGGGCATACGGACCATTTTCTGGGACTTCCGGGTCATAAGGCTCTTCGGGGTCAACCGGGTCAACATCTGGAAGCTCGCCAGCACCGCCGCCGATGGGTGTGCCAACGGTGTCTGGGTCATCTTCAATAGGTGGCGCCTCCTCGGGATACTCCACCTCTCCCGGCATGTAACTGCCCAGCATCGTATAGTATTCTTTGAGCTGTCTGTTGTACTCCTCCCTGTCTAATATCGGGTCGAAGTATCCACCGCTGGATTCAACGCCGCCTTCAACGGGTCGATACCCCCGGTCAGGAATAAATGGCGCATTAGGATCATCTTGGAAGTAGGTAAATTCTGGCTCAAAGCCAGCCATGTAGTCTTTCGGGGGGGCTACCGAGTATTGGCCTCTTAATCCCGCCTGAACAGAAACAGGATCTATGCCCGTCCCACCCGCAGGGGTGTAGCCAAAGAATCCGCCAGCCTGCTGTGCCAGCGCCTGATAATCTATATTCCCTTCTGGATTTGCGGCATCAAACCGATCTTCTCTAGCCTGACGGGCTTCTTCATACCTATTGTAGTATCGCTCAAGAATCTGTTGCTCTTCTGCCGTCAGCGGATTGCCCATTTCGGCTTTCTGAAGAATCTCCTGCTCTCGACCGTGGAAGCCCACATTAAACGGAACCTCTGACACTGGAGGAAGATTAGTTCCTTGGGTCTCGGAGCCACCTTGACCCTCTTCTAATTGGTTAAGAAGCTTTTCCTTAGCCGAGTCAACAAGATCACCAATAGCGCTTGTTGCGCCGCCCTCGGCCATGCCCATTGTTGGGCGATAAGGGATGATATCGCTCATGATCGAACGGCGAGGACTCATGCCCATTGCTAGGTCGGGCTGTGCCGCCATTTGAGCACCATAAAGATCACCGTAAGCCTGTGCTAGCTTCTCTTCTCTTTCCGCCTCACGAGCCGCCGCTTGTGCCGCGAGATCGTCCTGAACATCCATCTGAGCTAGTTGACCAGAACCCACTCCAGCAAGGGCTGTGGCCTGCATTGGACTCATGCCCTCAATAAATTCAGGGGTATAGGTCATAAAGTCAAACGGCTCAGGGCTGACATTGCCTACGGCGGCGGCAGTGTCAAACCCTGCTGGAAGTGCGCTCTCAATAGGCTGATACACACTTCCGATGGAGGAGGCCATTTGATCGGGAGTAAGTCCGGTAAGAGTATCTGCGCCAAGACCAGCAACATTTCTCACCCCATCTGCTGTAAGTCCGGTAACTGGAGAGTCAGCAAAGCTGGCAATATCGGAAGCTAGCGTTGATGCGTCAGCGGCTTGCGATGCGATATCGACACCAGTGGTGCCTATCTCGGCACCTGTAGTCAAAACGTCCGTGCTCGCTTGAGCGGCTTCTGCCCCAAGATCCGCTATCCCGCCAGCAACCCCTGCGGTCAGGCCTGATATAAGACCTCGCTTCAGATCCCCAGTAATAGCGGCAGTGGCAACGCCCGTCAGTGCGCCTGTCGCAAGGGCGCCCAGACCGAGAGACTTAATACCAATACCGGCAATAATCGGGAGGAACGGTAAAAACGCCTCAGGCTGTCCGGTAACTGGATTTGTCGTGAGCTGACCTGTTGGGGACAAAGAGGCAATGCCTGCCACCTCGATAGGGTTCATATGCACCAACATGCTGTCGCCATAGCGACCATACTGGGCCATTTCGTCCATTAGAGGTTTTACTGGATATTGGTTCATAATTAGCTCGTCTCTACGCCAAACATGCTAAAGCTAAGGCCAGTTGCGCTCGCATAAACCTTAACAACATCGTTTTGATTTAAAGTTAGTCCAAGAACTGCGGTGAATGAGTCGTTCGCCGCGACTGTTTTGTCGTAATAAATAAACTGCTTGTCATTTGCCGCCGCATCATCCACATGGACACTTACTCTGAAGGTGAGGGCGCCAGCGGTTCTGTTGCAGACAATCAGGGAGCTTACGGTCGTCTGGTTCAGATCTGGCGTTGTGTACAAAACGGTGGTGGTGGTTGCCGCCGCGTCAACCTGACCCAGTACCTTTATGGAATCAGCCATTGCTTGCCCCCATCAGAAGGAACTGAAAGCGCCGAAGCGATAGCGATGATGTCTTGTCTGACTTGTTCTGAGCATTGTCTATCTGCACAAAGGCGTCTTGCAAGAACTGCTCAGTAGATCGCCGGGAAACCCTTTCGTTTTCGGCGTTATACTCCTGACTTGTTGCAGGTAGTGTCGGTATTCTAGCCATTAGCGCCTTCCGTCCGTTCTGAAGTCAAAGCGCATGTCCCCCAGTGTCCAACCATAGCCTGTTCCAGATGAGGTTATCTTTACAGCCACCTCTCTCGATCTTGTTCTGATATGCGCCTGTGTAGAGCTTGCCGTGATCGATGATGTAGCCAAGTCAGTAAAGTCATCCAACGGAAAGTCCCTGCCCTTCACAACGATAGAAATATCCACCGCATTAGGGTTGCCAGAAAATCTAAAGTCTGGAATAAATCGCTTTCCGAAGGAGAAGGAGTTGCCATCAGTCAGGTCAAACCCGCCGCTTTCTACATAAGCAACCAGCTCTTCGCCATCTGCGTCATTGCCAAGCTCGTGACTGTAAACGTAGTTTGCTGACAAATCCGATATGTCTACCCCCGCGCCAACAGGGTACTCCTTGGTCTGCGCTGAGATAAACGCACTTCGATCCATTGTGCCAACTGCCCATACATTCTCTGAGTAGTTGTAGGTAACGTAACTGGTCGCTTCTGTATTCCCGGTGCCTACCGGGTAAAACCAAGTAATCTCTGAAAAGTCAGGATTATTATACGAGAATGACTTAAACGCTTGATCCCTGTTTAGGTTGTCAAAAACATATGAATGAACCGAGCATGGAACTCTCTGTATTGAGCCTTGATAGATATAGAATCCATCCAGATCCATGAAGTAAACAGCGTCTCCAACAGATGCCGCCGCCCTCGGTGAGACAATGCTCATGTTCTGGCTCACCAAAGAAAACGAGAAAACAAACGGGGCGCCAATGAATCGCATCGACTGGATTCCCTCGTCTGTAAAAATAAGGATTTCCTGTCTTGTCTTGATCGCACCTATAATGCTTGTGCCGGTTGAAAGCACCTGACCACCCGCAGTGTTTGTTGCAGTTGGTTGCCAGTCTGCCGCATTTTCTTGGTCAGACCATCTAACAAGCAACGGGTCTATGTTTGACGAGCCTATGGGGTTTGCGCCAAAACAAATAACATGGCGATCAACATCGGAAACCATTACCTGAAGAGCCGTTGTTGGTGTCGAAGCGGGGGATGGCAACTGGCCAATATCAAAAGCCCTGCCGCCCGTACTCTCATCCCAGTAATACACACCGCCAAGTCTGGGGTTGAATATCAGATCATCACCGAAAACGTCTTGGCTATACAGGCGAAGCTGATTGGCAACAGAAAGCCCCGTTCCTTCGCCCCAAGGACTTTCGCCCCAGTTACCAGATCCCCAGCCGTTCGCTGTCTGAACGTAGATGTTTAGGCCCGTGTTTATTTGATACGCGCCTACAACCGACGCCCCACCATTGCCGGTGTCACTGGCATTTGCAGTGACTTCCACGCCTGAGGTGTCTTTTGCCGTTATTGTGTACGAATCAACATCAACGATGGTGGCTATCTGATACTCTTGATTGAGTACGCTGGCGGTGATGTTTCCTCCCAAGGTAACGGCGCCAGAAAAAGTGACAAAGTCAGAGGCAACGGCACCATGCGCTGTGTCGGAAACCGTGATTGTCGAAGACCCATTCGTTGCAGAAAAAGTGACGTCGCCAGCCGCCGTTGTCACCCTTATTGGGGTGACATCCTGAAACACGCCACCGCTTTCGACGTAGTATTTTAGATTCGTGCCCACAGCCAAATAGGCGGTAGCCTGCGCCGTTCCCCAGTCTTGCAATGCCCTTGGAACGCCATTAACAGCATTTTGAGAGTATTTTTCCCAGCCGCCTATCTTTTCTACCCGACCTTTCCTGAATCTGATCTTGTCAGAATCATACCAGCCAAGCTGGGCGCTATACTGGGTGCCCTCCTTGTTTACGCCGGGGGCAAAAGGCAACTTGGCTAATGGCATAAATTACTACCTAATACGTCCATATTACTGGCGTTGTTTTTCTCGCATCCACATGCACAAAGGTTTTTGCAACACCTATCCCCGCCATGCCTAGAGATATGGCATGAGCAACTACCGCCCTCCTCTGCTCACCATTCGACACCTTTATGTCGCAAGCTATGCCCTGAGCATGAGTTCCCGGCTTGTCTTTTGCCGCCTCTATGCTGTGTTTTGGAGATCTGTACCCAGAGGTTATGACAAAAGGAAATCCGCAGACATCTCTCAAGCTGTCAATAGCTAGCAAGAACACCGGGTTCATTTTGTTTTCTCCGGTTTCGCTACAGTCAAACTCGGAGATTTCAAAATAACGGAACATGTTACCGCTTTGTCAAAAGCTGACTAATTTTGTCTGCGCCCCTAATGCCAAAACTGGCAAATACGGCTAGAAACAGAAGGTATTGATACCACTCAGGCAGTGCGTTTAACTGCTCAAACGCATAGCCAACTCTAGATATAACTTCTTCTGAGTCCATAACAACACCATAGATAATGCATACAACAGGAGAGCTTAGGAGAACGGTAAACCACTCGTCTTTCCACGAGTTGTTTGTTGCCTCAGCCATCTTTGCTTCCCATATTGCGGTGTTTGAAATGACCTGCATCTGGGCAACGTGCTTTGCTTGAGACTTTTCCTTTTGATTTGAGAGCCAATCGGTAACAATGCCCGCTATGGGCGCTATCAGTGCTGTCCACATATGATTAGATCCTGAGGATAATGTTAGTAAGGAAGCCAATTATTCCGCCAGAGACAACAAGCGCTCCCCACAGAATCACCGTAATTGGCTTTGAGGCAGTGTTTGATTCTATGTCGTCCACTCTCGCCTCAAGCGCCTCAACAGACTTCCAAAGACGGGTAAGTGTTTCTGTTTGCATAAACTGACGCTCTTCCACTCTAGCTAGTGTTTCCAGTGTTTTTGCCACATCATCAAGCCTCCGCTCAAATCTGTCTAGCCTGTTAGCGAGTTGCTCATCCATTACCGCAATTCTCCTGCAAAAGTCTTTTTGCTCTCTCTATGTCGCTATAAAATGCTTTTTTGCAGTGATCCTGCTGAAATAAATAAAAGAGCGTATCTATGAGAACTCTTAGCTCTCGCCACCCATAAACGTCTCTTAGCCGGTGGCTTCTTCCAGAAAGAGACTCATTTGGGTTTTGCCCAAAAAACAAAGCAACATTCAGAACTTGAGACAAAGAGTCACCGACCCTTATTAAATATCTACCTACAGCAGATCCGCCGCGACGAACAAATCGTCCAACTGCGTCTCTGTCAATCCAAGCGATGCTCCCATTGAGATTACCCACGGCGAAGTCCTTTCTATTTCTGTTGCGTATTCCCACTCTAATGTCACTATCGTCTTGTCTGGCTCTGACATCCCGGCTATTGCCGCTTCCACGTTAGCCAGCAGGCCTGCCTGATTAAGGGCCAGTCTGGCTTGACGATTCGAGACGATCATTTGAGATCTTCGCTCTTCGTCGGTAAAATCCCTGCTGTTCCATGCCCTCTTCCACTCGCCATTATCTTGATAAAAATCACCAATAGTGACGACATCGGCGGTTGGCACTGGATCTTGCGTATAAATATAGACATCATAGTCAGCAAGAATTGCTTCAGAAGGGTCTGCGGGAAAAGAAACATTTGGGTTGTCGCTCCGCAGTTGAGAGAAGGAATACTCCTCAGGAACTCCGCCCGTTACTTTTACATAGCTCATCTAAAAAACCTCAAGTTAAAATTACGGCTGTAAAACCAAGCCACGCACGAAGATGGCGTCAGTAGACCCGAAGGTGATTGAGCCACTAGGAGACTCTGTCCCGGGAGGTCTTTCCAAGCGGTAGATGATTCCCCCGGTTCCTCCCACCGTCGCATTTTGAGTTGCAATAGTGTAGCCAGTAGGAACTCCCGTGATGGTTGAATTGTCATCATCAAGCATTGCAAAGTAGACCGCCGCACTGCCACCTCGGCTTATTGTCAGACTAGGCGCGGTTATGCTGTTGGTTCCTGTGCTGGATGCGGATGATGTGCTAGAGCCCCACTGGGCGCTTCTAAAAGCCGCCGCGCAAATAACATCAACATCATCATCAAATAAGATGCTGGTGTCTGGCGTGGCCCCCATTGTTTTGTACGCGGCTATGTTATTAATGCTGTTGTCTGTGTTCGAATTGGGGAAGTTGCCGTTCCATCCAGACCAACCAGAGCTTAACAAGCGGTGGGCACTGTTATCGTCTTGGGAAAAAGCAACGACGATGTCCCCTGCTTGCAGGCCAGCAATTCCCGTTAACGGCAGACTGTCGTTTCCGGTTCTTGACGTCGCCCCAACAAACTCTACCTGCGGATTAGCCGCTCTAAGTATGTGACTACGTTGCATTACCGGCAAAAGCTCCGTACAGCGTTCCGTTGACCTTCCACAGCTCTATCACGTTATATCCAGAGGTGCCCAGTGTTGGAGCAGATCCCCCAATCCACGTTGTTGTAGGCCATGTGACTGTGTAGGCAGTGCCGTCATCGATCATCAGGGTCACATACTCCCCGTCAACAAGTGACTCAGTTAGCGTTGTGTTGCCGCTCAGGGTTTTGTACTGAATCGTTCCGTTTGCGGGATCAACATCAGTGCCTGTAAAGCTGTACTGCTGTTCCTCAATCTCTGCGTCAAACGTGGTCTTCCCCGTTGCGTTGAGAGTGGTGAACTTTCCTGTTGACGCGCTTGTAGCCCCTACGGTTGCGCCGTCTATGGAGCCGCCGTCTATATCGGCACTGCTCAAGGTTCCAGTTGTTGCTGTCAATGTTGTTGCTGTCAATGTGGTCAGGGTGCTTGTTGTTGCTGTCAGGCTTGGGGTTGTCAGGCTTGTTACAGATAACTTGTTAAATACATCGGTAACCGTTGCCCCGGTGCCTCCACCGTTAAATTTCAGAACGACATCTTCTCCGTTTGCAATCTCAAAATCATTGCTCGCATTGTAGGTGCCCTGAAAGACAATCAAGGATCGAGAGGCAGACAGGCTGTTTCTTAAATAAACCACCTTCTCCGCATCATTTGGTGTTAGCTGGACATAGGCTGTTGCACCTAAGTCACCGCCATCCACAAACTCGATAAACGCATTTCTTCCTACAGAGAGCGTGCCATCTGTTATCGGAAGTGTATTAGGGGAACCGGACGACCCCGCCGCAGACAGTGTTGTCTGGGCAATGCCGTTTATCCCCTGATCGATGATGTCAAAGTTGAGGTTTGTTGTGTCACCCCACTGGCCGGACTGCTCTCCGGTCGCTATCTTCTCTATGCCGAGATTGGTTGTATATGAACTAGGCATTCAGGATTCCTTTATGCGGCAATTTCTTCATAACTTGGGTTTTGAGAGGGGGTTATTTCTACCCAGCTCGGTGATTGTGAAGGCGATATGGATGAGTAAGACGCTGATTGAGACGGCGATTCTTCTACCCATACCGGCGACTGAGATGGATTTATCTCAGAATAACTTGGGTTTTGATCTGGATCTATGTTTGTCCAGAAAAATAGTCTGCCTACAAGCCCCTCTGCGCCAACCCCCGTGACATTGACCGTGGCAGGCCTTGTTACTGTCACGGAACCAACTTGGCCGGCGGCAGATACTCCTGTTACGGCAACGGTTCGCCCGAGCGCTATAGTGACCGATCCTACTTGACCTGTAGCGGTTACACCTGTAACTGATACGTTAGCATCACCGGAAACTGCTACCGAGCCAGCTTGGCCTGTCGCAGAGAGTCCGGTAACGAGAACCGAAGCCCCGGTTCCGGCAGATATTGTGACAGAGCCAACTTGTCCTGTTGCGGAGACGCCGGTAACAGAAACAACCGCATCTCCAGAAATCGCTACCGAACCAACCTGACCTGTTGCAGAGAGTCCGGTGATCGAAACGTTGGCTTGGCCAGAAACCGTTACAGACCCAACCTGACCAGTAGCGGCCACGCCTGTAACAGGCACATTCGCAGTAACTCCGGTGGTTACCGTGCCGACCTGACCTGTCGCGGCAACTCCCGTAACTGCCACACTGACAGCTTTTGGCGCGTCCGAGAGGGGCAATGCGGATAATGGCGTAAAACCTAGCATGTGCCTATCCTCTCTTTATGATGACGGAATTATACGAAGCGCCCTATAGAGTTGCGCGTCTGTCGTTGACCAGCTATAGGTAGCAGGGGCTTCTGTGCCAGCAGAAAGCCCTAATTTGTAGGTCAGCGCATTACTACCGTTGGTAGCGTTTTGTGCCTCTGCCGCCTTTGTGTACCCAGTAGACGGGGTAAGAGAAGAGGCATCGTCATCTATCGCACACATTTGCACTACCGCACTGCCATCCGTTGCTATAGAAATAGACGGGGGACTTAAACTCGTTCCTGTTGCCGTTGCAAAGCTAGTGACCTCCGGGCTATCAACCGTCGCGTTCCTAAACGCAACCGCTGTCCACATCTGAGCATTTGCTGTGTACGACTGCCCCGTGTCAACAGTTGCGCCCATGATTTTGTATGCAGGGATATTAGTAATGCTGTTGTTGTTGTTTGACGTCGGAAAGTTGCTGTTCCATCCAGACCAACCAGACGATAATAGCTCAACAGTGCCACCGTCCCTAGTCGCCCATGTAATCACTAAATCCCCCTCCTGAAGATCAGTAATCGCGCTAAAGCTAGGCGATGATGTGCCTGTTGCGGATGTTGCGCCAACAAAGGTTATTTCTGCGGCGCCTGTTTTTGTCATCAAGAGCTTATGAAGTAGCACCGACAGAAGCCCCGTACAAAACGCCATTTACTTGCCACAAGTTGATGACGTTGTAGCCCGTCGTTTCAAGCGTGGGCGCGGAGCCGCCGACCCATGTGGTGGTGGGCCACGTTACAGTGTATGCCGTGCCGTCATCGATCATCAGTATGACATAGTCGCCGTCAGCGAGAGACTCTGTAAAGGTGGTATTTGCGGCTAAAGTCTTGTACTGAATCGTTCCGTTTGTGGGATCTATGTCCGTCCCGGTTAGGTTGTACTGCTTTTCGTTTATGCCGCCTTGAAAGCTAGCCGTGCCATCAGCCTCTATAACGAATCGCTCTACAAATGCTCCGTTTAAGAACCTAATCTCATTAGCGTTAGTGGCGTGATCATCGCCATAGACAACAACCCCAGCACCTCGGTTATAGTCAGTGCCGCCGTAGAACGCAAACAATCCATCATCATCTGTCCCGTTGCTTGATGCCGCTACAAAATCTGTAAAATAGGATGTTCCACCTTCCTCAATGCCGGCGCCGTTTGATATATAAAGATTCCCGCCAAGACGGACATCGTTGCTAGCATCTTCATAAACAGCTTTGCCGGACGGATATGTGATAAACACATCCTTAGTTCCTGCTGACAAGTTAACCGCAGACCCGGCATTTGTTGAGGCTAAAACCGTAGTTCTTGTAAGGGTATTCCCTGCGCTTGCGTAGGTGCCAAGACCAACTTCCCAATCATTGTTGGTGTAGTCAACTATGGCGTAGTACGTTGTATCTGCGTCAGCAAGAGCGCTAGAAAATGCCACATAGTTTGTTTCTGCGCCACCGAGGGACAACGCACCCGTCCCTGTAGTGGTGGTTGTCTCTTTGACGCGATCCGCAATGACCAGCGCCATAAATCATGCAATCCGAATAATTGCGTTTGACGCATCCGCAGTTGGGAAAGTGATCGTAAAGTCCCCCGCACTGGATGACTGATCAGACCCAAAATCTAAAACAAGGACGGTGTCGGTCGTGCCGGTTCCGGCCCCCGTTGTCGTGTTGTATATAAGAGCGCCCCTAGCTGTGATCGTTGCACTGCTAAAAGTTAAGTCTGCAAAGTCAGTAAGCGCCGTTGTTCCCGAGGTTGTAGGCGTGACGTTCGTCAGGGTTCCGCCACCGGCAGAATAACCCGTTCCAGCTACCTCATTGGTCGCTGTGTAGTCGGTTGTGCTGGCGTCAAAGGTTGCTGAGTTTGTATACATAGCCAGCTTGAAAGTGTCTCCCGTGCTGGCAGTAAAATCATGCTGTGCCTGAAGCAACTGTTGCTTGAAAGATGTGCACATGTAGTTTCCAGTAAATGCCATCAGAGTCTCCTTACGGCTTCCGCTAAGTCTTTTTGCCCCGCTTCTATGAGGGCGTTGAAAATGGTCGTTCTGTCGCTCTTTATCGCTTCTTTCATGTAAAAGACAATAAGCGCCTTTATGTTATTCCTGTACGCTAAGGCCTGATCCCTTATCACCGGATTAGCATCTGACGAAACAGAGATGATTTTGTCTAGGCATCTTTCCGCAACTTCCTCAGGAGTGAACCCCCTGTTGTTGGTTGTTGATACGGAGACGAAACCCGTCTGACTGTTACAAAAGTCCGTCATGTTCTGGCTTTTCTGACGCTCCCAGAGCGATAGCTATCAGTTGTGCTATAGCCCTCGCCAAGCTCCTCAAGACGGACCAAGGCCTCATTGTACTTTTGAATATACAACTGCATTAAGTCTTGATCGCCCTTCAGGTAAGTATAGGCCTCGACAAGACATCCATAGAGAAGAGTTGACTCCGCGTTATCACCTAACCAGCTTGTCCCTGACCCGGCTGTTGTGATCGACTCAGGCTTGTAGAAATAATGAAGTTCTACCGCGTAAGCTTGATCAGGAGTTGGGCCAACAATAAAGAAGTCGTCATCAAATATGGCATACGCTTTTGGCGTCGCCTGTGTTCCGCTTGACGGATATACCTGTCTAATGAAGTTAACGTCCTTGAATAGAAGGTAGTCATACCCACTGTTGTCCAAGGCCAATGAGTATGGCGACAAGAAATCTGTCGGTGCCGCCAAGTATTGATCTCCAGCGCTCAAGGTGCCGGTTACATTCTTCCTAAAGGCCGGAAGCTGGGCGTTCTTTAAAATCTTGTCTTCGGCCTGAGTTATTATCAGTGACAAGTTATTAACAAAGCTGGTCTCGTTGGACTCAACGTAATCCTGTATGGCCTGCTTCAGGGTTGTAAATGTGAATGCCATTAACTCGTCTCCACCGTTACGCGCCCAACCATGCCTTCCATGTCCAGCCCCACAGTGCGACTACCCAAATCACTATTACCGCCGCCCACAGGGTTCCACGCAGATAAAGCCCTGCTTTCGACAAGATCTTTGTCCGGTCTAGGGTTTCTAAGCGCTTGAGCATCGCTCGCATTGATCTCTCCTAGTTTTAACTGCGGCTGATCTTGGTCAACAACATCCCGCCCTACCAAGAGACCATTCCATCGCCCGTCCTCAATCTGACGAACAAGATCTCTTAGGGGGTAGCGAAAGCCGGTTCTGTCACAAAACCCGAATGCTTTTTTGCCAGTTGTGTAGCTACTCATAGGTAGTTATACCCGCCGGGAGTGACATAAAGAGCCGCTTTCTCTCTCGATGCGTCTGCCGCAAGAGACCACTGCTCCTCATAAACTTGCTTTAGCTGGCCGACCAAGCCCATCGCCTCAGGTCTCTTGCTTGCTATCTGATAGGCAAGTCCGGCAACAAGGCACGGAAGATACCTATCAGGAACATCCATGTTGTTTGATCCGGGCTTACCGCTGTCCTCTATCCGCTCCATATAGTAATACGCAAACGTATAGCTCGTCGTTGCATCCGGCGTTGGCCAGAAATGAAGCGTGATATTGGCTGGCTTCCTTTCAACATAAAACTGGAGAGGGCGCCCCTCTGTCAGCTTGTTGGTTTGATGGGCATACTGACTAACAGAGATTCTCTGCATGGTCAGGTCTGTCTGCTTTGATGTGTCTCCAGCATCAGTTCGCAAAAGCCCCTCAACAATGTCGAGCTTTTCTCCGGTCAAATCATACGATGATGTTCCGGCAACCAGCGCCATTGTCGTGTCGCGTACCGTCCAGAGGTTAAGACCCCTGTTTTGCCACTCAAGCATAAGAAGATCAAGGCTACGGCGAGCAGTCTTGTAATCGTATCCACTTCGCAACTCAAGCCCGGCGCGTTCAAATGCTTCTTCTACAATATCTGACAAGTCAAGAGTAAAGTTGTAAGTTCCGCTTGTCGCCATCAGGATTTCTTCCTACTCTTTTTCTTGCTTTTGCCAGCCTCGGAAAGGGCAATCGCAATAGCCTGCTTCTTCTTTGCTACTTTCTTGCCAGAGCCGCCAGACTTCAACTTGCCCTGCTTGAACTCTTTCATCACCTTCTTGACCTTGGAGCTAGGCGCATTCTTTACCTGCTTTCCAGTCTGTGCTCGACTAATGACCATTATTAGCTCCTAGTCTCCGGGCGGGAACGTGGCCATCTTCATACTGGAGATTATCCAATCCTTTGGGATTGCTATCTCAGCATCGCCCTCGATTACCCTATCATCCTCAACAATGACATGAGGGCAGATAATTATCTTCTCCTCATCCTCATGAATTATTACGCCACAAGAAATCACTGTTGCAACGCTTTGATCTTTTAACTCTGACAGTGATCTCCATCCCGTGTTGGAGCCGCCTACCGCGTCTCTCCAAACAACTCGATGAATCGTTACCACTTTGCTTTGTCCGCCCAATACGCCGCAGACATCTTGCCTTTCTTAATGTTCCTTCTGTGCCTAGCCTTAAATGACTTTCTCTTTGCCTTCATCTTGGCTGACTCTCCACTCTTAGGCTTGCCGGCAGTCTTTGCCCCTTGCTCCCCGAAGCGAATTATCTTTTCTTTCCCGCCCTCGCAAGCCTTCACTATGTGAGACTTCTTGGGGTGATTCGGAGTTCTCCTAGGCTTGTTGCAGGCCATCGACTTTTTATCAACCCTTCCGCCTGACTTGTAGTATCTTCTGATCATGCCCTACCCCTGTGCCGTGCGGTCTTTTTGGCAACTTTTTTTGGCTGACTAGAGTGCTGTTTCCCTTTTGCCGTGTCGGCCCTTTTCTTTCTGGTGGTGGAGGCATACTCGCTACCACTAAGGGCTTTGATCGCCTTTTCCGGCAGGTAGCGCTCTCCAGTTGCCTTCGACCCTTGGGTGCTGGGCTTTCCGGACTTTGTTCGCCATTTTTGCTTAGTCCAGTTTTTTAGAGACTTTTGAGGTTTTTTGAGAGACATCAGTCTTTATACCCCC